CGGCATATGATATCGGAAGATATGTTCTGACATCATGTACCTAGGAATTCTTAATCTAAACCTCATTACGACTTGACCGAAGAACCGCTCAGAATCCTCGGTACTTGTTCGACGATCGATGCCACCGGCAGTCACCTGAACGGCTTCATTAACGAATTTATTGGGTCTTTTGTCCTGTTCTTTTCAGCACTGGGTATCACGAAGGCGCCTTTCTTCCAAAACAACTTGGGGACGGTGCACTTAGCCTTGGGCTTCCTTGTCGGCACCTTAGTCGCATCACTGGGCGGACCCACCGGCCCCGCGCTGAATCCGGCCCGGGATCTGGGACCGCGCATCGTTCATGCCTTGTTTCCCTTAAAGAACAAGGGCGACTCCCAGTGGGCATACGCGTGGATTCCAGTGGCGGCCCCCATGTTGGCGGGTGTGACTGCGGTTGGGTTGTACAAGTTGGTTTTCATGTGATCCAACGGCTGTTCAGACGCGAGGTCAATCGGTTACAATACAGTTTGCTGAATTGACCGGCAAAGCGATGGCATCAGCCGCGATTTGCGGCATCTCACAACTCGTTTGGTGGGTGATGGGCATCATTTCTGCTGGCATTGCTATTCCTCTCCTGGCTAAAGTATTTCAATCGTTGCTGCCCGCTTAAATATAAATAACAGACCGTATCCGAGTAGCGGACACGGTCTGTTATTTTGTATTGACATTGACACATCATTCTATTTTGGCCGCACCAATCACGTGCTGTCTAGCGGTCGTGCGTTTCCTCTTCATTGGTCTTCAATACGGCCATGAAGGCTTCTAATCGGATGACAAGTTCCAAGGTAATTTGAGCAAGCTTGAGGCTTGCTTAGAAGCATTGGCACTATTGGTATTTGTCAGCATGTGCTGAATTGTAGGAAGACTGCGCACAACTGACAGAAACTGATGAAATCCGGTCGCACGTTGGCAAAATGTTGGAAAATGGGCGAAACCGAGTTTGTTAGAATCAGCTCTCCAGGTTGTCCTGGTCAGCGATGTTCTGATACATCCGGTTGAAGATAAGATTTTCGAGTTCCGTCGTGAGTGTATTGTCAAGATAATAACGCCATTTTGATCAAACAAATAGTCCCCCAGGCGTCAGCCCAGGGGTGTTCTTAACTAGAGCATGCAGATGAAAATGGTTTCGATGTCAATATAAGATGCCCTTCTCAGCTCAGCAATACCACAACAGAACTGTTCAAATCACAATTGAAATATTAAATTTAGGGGGTTCCGCTTGAATAATTTTCCGCTCTTGGCTATTCTGAGAATGTGAGTGATAGCCGTTCGCCGTCCTGAGTCTTCCACGTCTGTGGAAGGCTTTTTTTGCGCACAAAAAAATGGGGGGGCTTTTGCCCCCCAAAAAACTGCTACACGATTTTAACCAAGTTGAGCGGTATCCAAGCAGGACCGCCAATATTGACGTGGCCGTCGTCGTAACCGGTGACCAGATAACGATCGCCCTTCTTCAGCGGTGAAGTGCCTAGCCCTACCTTGCTCTGAGGCGTCGGGGTCGGGTACAGATCTTGCTGCAACTCCACAGTAGCACCGTACCAGCCATTAGCAAAGATACGAGCAGCCACGTCGCTTACGGCCAGCCATGCAGCCGGGCCGATGCGATAATAGTTATCCTTGACGTCTACGACTTTCCAGGCACTGCCCTGGGCTTCGCGCTTGCTGGTCTTGCTGCCAACAGAGGCAGCACCGTAAACCGGTGCACCGCCGTCCTTGGTCACCCAGACCAGGCCCAGTGCACCGCTCAAGTCGCGTGCTGTATTGAAACTTGCGAAATCCACTTGATTGACACCTCCTGATTGGCCCTTGCCGGCGAACGCCTCTTGATCCCATGCAGCCAAGCCGTTAGCCTCAATCGTCGCGATGATGCTGCTGGCATAGTTTGGTGCCGTCGCGTAGCCGTCCGCCTGCACCAGCTGAGCGAACCGCGGATAATCCCGCACACCTAGCAAGTTGTGGTAACGAGAATTATCCACAAAGAAATTAGCATGATCGTAGACGGACGCTGACCAGTTTGGGTACCGGCGAAACGCTGCATAAATGGTTGTCCAATAGCCATAATATTCCTTGGTCGGAAACATGACGGACCGCCCATTGTAGCTGCCCTTGACGCCGAACAGATTGTTGTTAGGTGGCAGCGCCAGTTGAGACTCGCCCCAGCTGGACTCGATGGCTGCTTGCGCTGCCGTTACCGACGGCAAGACGCCTTTTGTCCAGCTTTGCAGCGCGCCGGCTTTGATCGTGGCCAAGAATTTTGCTGCTTGCACGTGCTCACCTCCCTAGTCAGCGGAATATAATTGTGGCTCCTGAGAATCAGTCTTGGCTGAATCTGCAATAGGCTTGGCATCCTTGCTGCCCAGTCGGGTCACCGTGTAGGTGGCGCCGTCAGCATCCATTGCCAGCTGAGATTGCGGATCATAGAACAGTGTCTGCTCCATCGTGTTGGTTGACGGTGATTTCACGTCGGTATCTTCCGGTGCTGCGGTGTCCGCCTGGTTCCACGCCAGATGCATGGCACTCACGGCAGCTTCAACGGCACCAGAAATCACCTTGTCTGGAATGCTAGGCATGCCCAGATTAGACAGCGTGGACGTCACCAAATTAATCGCCGCCGTCCGCTTGGCTTTGTTGTCCAGATCGCCCGACTCCAACTCATGTACGGCGTAGTTTGCAATCTTGCTGACGACATCGACTGTTGACTGGGCTACCTGATTATCCTTGGTGGCCGCCTTGATCTTGGCCAGATTCCGCAACAGATAGGACGCCACGGCCGCAATGACCAAAACCACCGCCTGAATAATGTTATTGAGCAGCTGCTGATCCATTAGTTAGTTCCTCCTTTGGCTCTGCGTTTGCTGGCTGTGCAGGCGCTACAGGTGCCTGTGGCACCAACTCGGGCACTGTGCCGACATCCTTGGTCGTCTGGCTGTCAGCGCCGCCGCTCACGATCTGCACGGTATTCTTGCGAGGATTCATGTACATGTCCAGTTCATGGGCTACGGCAGCCCGCAGCGCTGGCTCAACGTCTTCAATTGAGCCGCGCAGATTAAGCATATCCGCCACGCGCAGCATCACTTGTGTTGATGCCATGCCGTCGTTGCCTTTGGCCTTCATCTCATCATTAGTTGCCAATTTCTTCATCTCCCATATATTTTTTCAACTCTTCTTTCAGCTCACCGACTTGTTGGGTCAATGTGTTGATAATCTTGGTCTGCTGCTCAATGAGCTTAGTCTGCCGCTCAACCTTGGCCTGCAAAGAAAGCGTCTGCTTGCTCTGGTCTTCCAGCTGATGGCGATATTTATCAACGTCGTTCAACGCGCCGGCCAAGTGATCCGCATAAATACCTTCATTATTGGATGAGGCTTGCTTACGAATCCCAAGGTAGGTCAGGCCGCCGGTGATCAGCGCCACCACCGCTGCTTGAATTAGTTGTGCGTTCGTTTTTGCCCACCCCGTTCTAGTTCATTGTCGCTTGGTTCTCCCGCCAAGCCCTCCACATAAATCTGGATAACGATGAACCAGGATAGGATCGTTGCTAGGCCCACCATTGGCGGGTTCAAATCATTAATGTCGCGAAACAAGAAGGCTGCTGCATACAGTGCCCAGATGATTTGCAACACCACAATCGTTCCTCTTCGCCAGTTTGGTTCCATTTTGAAGCAGCTGGATATCACTGCAAAAAAGCCCACCGACAGCAGAATCAGAACCGGCAATGGGTCGTCCAGATAATTGACCGCCGAACGAAACGGGCTGACATCACGCATATAACCCGGCGACAACATGAAGAAAACACCGAGAGCCATGGTTTCCAGTCCTTTAATTGCCCAGAAACGGTTACGAGCAACGTTATACCATATGATTTGCCAATCCTTTTTCTTCATGATTTATCGCTTCCTGATGCTAAATTTGTGATGGCCGTCTTAGTGGCCGCGTCTGTAATAGTGTCTGATGCCGGCGGGTACTTATCAAGCGCCGTTGTGAGAGCATCCATATCGATTATCTGGCGCCACTTGCTCCAATCGGTGCCGCTCAGTATCCGCTGAAAGATGATTCCGCTGCGGTCATCGATGGTGACTTGCATCACGCGTCGGTTGACGGTGCTGGTATTGGCAAGTACAAATGCGAGCCACCAGCGGCCATCAATTGGCGCACCGGTGCTCGACGTGATCCAGTACAGCCCAGATTTTTGAAGGTCGTCGAAACTGCCAGAGTAGTCTTGGGCGTCCTTGAGTTGAAACGTTGGCACCGCCATGATCAGCTTGACCACTGCCAACGCTGTCAAAGATAGGTCATTAATAGCCAAACCAATCACCTACCCTAATTGACTGGCGTCGTTGGTACACCGACATATGCTTTGAGCGAGTTGCGCTGATCGTCAGACAATCCGAGATCAGTGTTGGCTTTCAAGGTGGCAATGGTATCGCCGTTGGCTTTGATGGCTTTCGCATTGTCACCGACCTGAGTCAGTAGTGTTGCCAGCTGAGAATTGTCGCCAGTCAAGCTATCCGCTAACTCTTTGAGGGTATCTAAGGCTTGTGGCGCACCATTGACAAGGTCTGATTTGATTTTGTCGGCATACTGCTTGGCCGCGGTGAGCGTATCCCCATCGCCCCTGGCGATCGCCGCAATGGCGTCATCAATGCGTTTGTTTATTGCAGGGTTGTCAGTCCCAACCAGCTTGATAATGGCTAGAGCGATCAGCTGCATGTCATTTTGGGGACTTGGTGTGGTAGGAGTTGTATCTGCCATTATTTAGCCTATTTTTCATTGGTATACTGTTCCAAGCCAGCCCGTTGCTCAGCGGTCAGGCCCTCATCATCGCCCGTTTGGGCACCAGCCAGTTTGTATATCTGCTGCTTGACGTCAATATCATCGATGACGGATTCTGATACTGTCAGCGGACCATCATCCATCCATGTCTTGGTATCACCGTCAAACGTCCACATGTGGCCGCCGATGGTGTAGGCGTCGCCCTGGGTACCAGTCGCCGGCAGTTTGTCCTTACTATCGAGTTGTCCGTGAAACCGTACACCGTCGCCTTTAATGCCTTGCGGGCCACTGATTGCTTTAATAAAGTCGCTGTAACCGGCATCCGGCTGATTGGTCTGAATCTTCCACTCGCCGAACGCGGATAGACTAGCAAGCCATTGGCTTTCAGTGCCCACGAAACCATTACGCAATGCCGCACCATAGGCTGATAGGTCCTGCAAAAAGTCCTCAGGCTTCGCATCCGGCTTGTTGTTCTGGCGCTTCCACAAGCCTAACGCGGAAAATGATGCCAGCCACTGGTCTTCGGTGCCCGCAAAGCCATTACGCAGTGCTGAGCCGTAAGCTGACAGGTCCTGCAGAAAGTCCTCCGGTTTGGCGTCTGGCTTGTTGTTTTGCCGCTTCCAGAGACCAAACGCACTCAGCCAGTCAAAGAAATCATCTTCTGTGGCGTCCTTACGCGACTTGTCTTGATCCCGCCATTGGCCGAACGCCGTGATGGTCACCAGCCAATCGGCCATCGATCCGATATAGCCCTGATCCTTGGCGAGCTGATAAGCGGACTCACCTTTCAGCGATTCCAGCCAATCTTCCAGCGTCAACTTGGGGTTGACTTGCTTGGCGAGATCATAGTCAGAGTCGCCTTTGGGCCCCTTGAACCGAATGTCGGTCGGAATCCCGTTGAGCAACAGCTGCAAGGCTTTGACCAACTCAAACACGTCGTCGATGTCTTGCACGGGCGGAATATCCGGCTGCGTGATCCCGTCTGGCACCGTAATGTCGAAGGAAAACGGGTAGCTGATAGTCGTGCTATTCTTGTCGCTGAGCAGCAAATAGCCGTCCACGTGGCCCGTGTGCATGAGATCGCCCTCACGCAGCACGTAGACAAATGGGTTGCCACTAACGTCCAGATGGCGCACGATTTTGGAGCCATCGCCCATCTGCATGAGCAGTTCACCGGTGTAATCGCCGGTCTCCATCTGTGTTTGGTCTAACGCCGTGAACACGATGCTGGCCGTGCCTTGGTCGCTAAACGACAACGGCCCGCCAGATACCTCAACGGTATGCGACGGGTCGTTGATTTTGATTTTTACATTGATACTGCGGTCCATTCCATCACCCCTATTCCGCGGAAATTACTGCACCAGTGTCATTTGGGGCCGAATTAGGCGCCACTGGTGCTGCTATTTTCCCGGCGTAGCGACTGCTGAATAGTCCTCGCTGGTGATGGTCTTGTACTGGTCAGCGGTGATCTTCTTCTGTTCTACGGCCAGCTTGACCAGTGACTTATCCCACCAGCCAAAGTCGAACCACATCTTCACGTCATCGAACCCTGGAAAGTTCATCATTACTTGCTGCCTCCATTCATGAATTCTGCCGTCAAACTTGCCAGCTGCTTACCAACCGTCTGCACGGTTTGATTGACCTGCATCACTTGACCGGCCACAGTTGCGATACCCTTCTGATGCTCTTCCTCGGGTGTGAGACCGGTTGAGCGGTGAACCATCTTGCTGCCGTCCTTGATCGCCCACAAATCATCTTGATCCGGGCGATACTGCGGGTCTGGGTAAACAGTCACACCACCATCTTGAAACTGGGCAAACTCAGGATCGGTGTGGCCCACAACATTGCCGTCTTTATCCAAAACAAAGTTGTACATGTTGCACCTCCTAAAAAACTGTAACTGATTTGAACTGAGCAACGACTTTTCCAATATCAGGAGAGTCACCATTCATTTTGCTAATGTCAATTTGATTAGGTGAAAGAGACATTGAAATATTGGCGTTTGCGTTCGTCCAATCCTTCGGGTTATTTGTAACGATTGAGTTGTAAATATTCGATCCCCATAACTCGCTGATGGACCAAGTAAATACCGCATTGTTTTGTAATTCATTCTTTGAAAGAGTGATTGTCAAATTGCTGCCTTGAGTTTTGCTGATTGCAAAGTTACTATCAGATTGTGGAGTATAAAAATATCCATCCTGGACAATCTTGATACCATTAGGAATATTGGCCCAATCAGAATTTAAGGCACTGTCTAGAGTGATGGGGCTATCGTGTTGTTCGCCGCTCCACAATACTTTCCCGACTGGCAGCATCGTTATGCTGGAACCAATTTTGTACCCAACAATTGAGGACACTAGAATGTCATAAAGTACACCATTCTGCTGAGCGTCATAGTCATGTCCCTCAGTAGCAGCGAACACCAGTTGGGTTTTATCTGACCCCAATTTGAGAGTCATCGTGGGCGCAACCAGAGTATTGCCAAGTGCTTCCCCCACACCGTCTAAGCTTACTGTAAGTGTCTTTCCAGCCACAAGATTGCTCGCCGATGCATTGATTGGCATTGGCTGTTTCACTACGTATGTCCCAGCCACTTTTGCGGTACCGGTTGCGACTGGCACAGTGGTCGCAGTTCCCTTATTTCCGGTCGTGACTGGCGTCTTCTGGAGAATAATGTTTAGGGTCAGACCATCAAACAAATCAGTTAATGACTTAGAACCAAGAACTGCCTTGTCCAATTGGAGAGTGCCGCTACCAACTCCAACATTGTTCTGAAGAAGCGTCTGAGTATCACGATAGGCTTGGTTATCCCCAGGATATGGTCCATCACCAATTCCCATGGTCGGTTGGTTCGGATCAGTTGTTCCGCCACCACCCGTGTCCCCTCCGATCGCCCCACCCTTTTCGACTTTTGCAAGCCGTGCATTAACGTTGAGTAATGCCTTGGCGGTATTCGTCAAATCGTTACTTTGAGCCATGTTTTAACCTCCTAGTTTCCAGCAAGCTTGCTGATGCTACTACGAACATCAGCCTGCTGAATAATATCGTTGATGTCGATCGTCCCATCAGCCAGCGCCTGCTTGACCAAATCAGTGATCTGATCCTTGGCACCTGACTTCGTGAGCAGATCGTTTTTGTCGATGGCGTTCTGAATATTGCCAAGTTGCGTATTCATCTGCGACAGACGTGCGGACATAAGCTGCAACCGGTTGGCAATGGTTAGTTCCGTCGCATCCAGCCGGTGTTGCATTGAATCAGAATAGATCCGCTGCATCTCGAACATTTGTCGCAAGCCACGGTTGTACTCACTCAGGTAACCTGCTTCCGGTTTCGGCCATGCGACAGCGTTTTGAATCACGTGCAGATCAAAATCCAAGGTGATAGAAATGCCTGTGCGATCAACCGTCTCTAGCTTGAAATGGGCTGTGCGGAAATGTCCAGCCCGCTTGGTGATCTCACGGCCCGGCATCCATGACAGTAACCCGTTGGCGGCGTCCACCGCGCCGAAACCTTCGTCCGTGACGATCGGGTATCCGTCAGTGTCAGACCCCTCAAACGATGCCAGCAAGCCGTTTAGATCGAACGGCGTGCCATCATAATTGAGAAATAAGCACGTGAATTTAACCATGCCAGACTCGCCCTGACGCAATACCACCGGCGGCAAAATACGCCGATCCGTGTATCGTTCCAGCAACGTCTGCGGCGTCGTGAACGTCTCTTCGTCGGTTGTTTGCGTCCGCTGCAAGTAGAACGCCTTGTCGTGACCGATGTAGAACACCAGCGGCCGCTCGAACGGAAGGTCGCCATGTGTTGGTGCAAGCTGGTCTTGTGCCGACTGGTTTTGGTCACCAGCAGTTTGATCTTGATAAGTGCTTTGTACCATTAGCTTTCACCTCCCTGAGAATCCTGAATCAATCCCGGATATTGTCCAGCTGCACTAGCGGCTGGGCGTGAATTGATCAACTGTTGCCGCAGATTGGAAATGTCCTTGGTGTAGATCTGTTGCGCAACAAAATTGTCGCTCAGAGCCTTTAACACGGTCGTTGTCGCCCAATCCTTAAAACCTGCGTCGGCGCCGTTGATCTTGGTTACAAAGTCGTTGAGCCAGTCGGCAAACTGTTTTTGGTTGGCAAGCACCGCATTGAGCGCCGTCTCAATTGTCTCCCAGTTTTGATCAGTATCGTTTTTCATCGCCCGCCCTTGCAGCGTCTCACTCCATCGGTTGAGCTGAATCTTCTGGCCGTCCAAGCCGGTCAAATTGTCGATAGAAGACAGCTGCAAGCCGGGAAAGGCAATCTCCGATAGCTTGTACTTGTGTGACTCTTTCGTACCGTCTGGCCGCTCACGCGTGACCACCAGCACTTCATCGTTGTTCGCGTCCACGATCACTTCGGCATGTTGATGTCGTGGCGAACGCTTGCCGAACTCGGTCCAACCGACTTGATCGCTAATATTACGATCCACTTTCATCACTTCCCGTCTGTGTCTGTGACATTAACTTATGCTTAATGGTGGCATTGATTAAGTCGCTGTATCGCTTGGCGTGCTTAATATCCGCCACCAATGCGGCATTGATGTTCTTCATAGTCTGTTTCGCATTGTCCAACGTCAAAACCGGCGCTGTATTGCGGAATGGATTCCTCTCAATGCCGTTGACCGTGATCATCGTTTGCAAGCCAAGCGGTTTGGCATTGAGATACCACACATCGCCCTTGCCCACGTCGTCAGTGGTGTCATAGGTAATTGTGAGTGTGGTTACCGGATCTGATTGCAGCGTGTTGGCTGCGTATGCCTCCATGGTGTCCTGGTGCTGAATCTGGTCGTTGGTGAGATCAGGCCCAGGCCGTTCGCCCCATTTTGCAATTGAGTCGTTATCTCGATACAAAAACGGGTCGAAGTAATACTCGACCTTGGTATTGGTGGTCTCATCACCTACATTGGACGTGTCCTTTGGCTCTTGTGGCTCGACATCTTTGTTACCAGAAAAATCAAAGACGCTGCCGTCGATCCATTCGCCACGGCCAACGTTGTACCAGGTCACGCCGTGAATTTCTCGTGAAGCGAGAATTTGCCATTGCGTCCCATTGGGCAGATCTTTCACTGCCACGTTGCCACCAGGTTCGGTGTACGTCGTAGCCGTTTTGCCTTGATCAAGCTTGATGGTGCCAATACCATAGACAACCTTGGTGACTGGATCATTAGGCTCAACATCGCCGTCTTTAGAAAACGTGATATAACTGCCGTCGATCCAGCCGCCGACCTGATACCAGGTGGTGCCATTGTAATCAACTGATGCGCCCACCTTCCAGCGTGAGCCATTTTCTAAAACTTGCCCGGTTGGCGTACCACCGGGCTTGTCATAGACTGGTACACCTTTGCCGCCGGGCACAGCATACTGAATCGTACCGATTGCATCCAAGCCAGTGACGGGCGTCGAAGTCGTGGACCCACTGGAATCAGTAGAAGCACCTGACGCCGACGGCTGCATGTGACTGTCGTCCTTGGTGGCGCCGTAACACATTGCCTCGTTTTGAATTGCTGATGAATCCACGCTCAAATCGATCTGCGAAGTGTTGTACGTCCAGATGAACTGTTTGGCGGTCTGACGCTTATACGAGTTTTGGTCGTATAGAATCAAATGCTTGTTATCTGGAATTACCACCGCGCCAAATGAGTCAATTGCCTTTTGCAGCGCGTCCAGACCAGAGCAATTGCCCCAGTCCGTAATGATCTGGTTAGAAAAGCTACCCTGCACCTCGTAGGTAAAACCCAGCGGGTTATTGCTCCACACGTAATCCATCATCGATTGAATCGAATACGTAAGTGCGCCGTCATTTTTGGTGTAAACCCGCCAATACTGCGCGTTGAAATACACGTGTGTCGCCGTCACATCCTTGGTGATCATGCCATTATCCAGCTTGGGGGAACACTGCTTAATGACAAACTGCTGACCGTCAACAACGATGATGTTTTCATTGGTCAACATCTCGAAACTGACATGCGTGTCAGGCCGATCGTAGGCCGTCAATGAAACAGAAAAATCCTCGTTGAGATGCCAGGCCACACTGATGCTGTCCATATCCGCAGCGGTCAGCCATTCTTCGGACTGGTCGTTAGCGTCCCGCACAAATATGGTGTGACTTGCTTTAGCCATTAGTGATAAACAAAGGGAAAGTCAAAGGAACACTCTGAGACCGTCGCGCCAGTCACGCTAATCTCATTCCACCCTTTGGCTAAAGTGATCACACCGTGGTCGGAGTTGATACCATCGTTGATGCCGTTGAAATACGGGTCTACGCCACGTAACTCCAAGGTGCCACCAGAAATATCACGAGAATAGGCAAACTCATCGCCGGTTGTCTCGTTGGTGATGGTCGGTGTGCCGCTGCCTTTCACCGTAATGGTCAGTTGATGGCGTTGCAGTAATGGCTCAATCGATACATCGGACGGGTTCCACACACGAAACTGATTGCTGCTGAACGTGTAAGCAGCGTCATCCGCGTTTGGCAGATTCATGCCATACTGCCACACCCCTTCACCGAATTGTTTGAGTACCGTGGAATTGACCACAGATTCGCGCATCCCGGTGAAGTTGTTGAAAACAATGGTCACGATCATGTCTCGCTCAGAGTTGTATGTGGGCGTGAAGGGCTTTGGCCGCACCAGATACTTGTATCCGGGCGAGTTGGAGAAGCAAACCCATAATGGGCCACGCTGCATCAGCCAGCGCTGCATGGCTTGATAAGCCAGTTGCTGATCCTCTTCGTCAGCAGAATAGATAATCCACTGTGTCGTGAGATCACGACTATCGAAGCTAGAATTCATCAGAATCTGACCATCTACCGGCGTGGATTTTTTGAACTCATCCACTGGCATCACATTGGGCTGCTCCCAGCCGTATAGATACACCCCGGCTAAATCGCGGTTGTCATAATACGACTCCCACGTCTGGCCGTCGGTCGAAATAGACATCTCCACCGGATCGAACGCCAGCATGTTGTTGGTCTCATTGAACCGGTAAGCGTGTGGCTTATCCCATGGGGCAATCTTAGAAAACACTTGAACCATTATTGTCTCTCACCTCCCTCGAATGCGATAATGTTACGCTCCCCCAAAGACTTGCGGCTGAGCTTTTTGTGAGCGTCATCCAGATCAAGAATCGGGGAATAGTCCTTGCCATCGATGCTGGTCAGCAGATCAATTAAACGATCCAACTTGTCAGTAACCGAGCTCGAATCATCATTGTTGTTGGCATCGTATCCCGATAGGTCAAGCTTCGGGTGAACCTCAGTCATGCGAGCCACTAAACCATGCAACAACGACGGTGCATTTGGTTTGCTCGGGTTGATGACAAACTCATCGCCATCTTCCGCAATCAGCGCCGGGGTGGGCGTCGTGAAGTGTCCGCCGTTCGCCAGAAAGTTGATCTGCCGGCCAGTCCCGATCCGATCCCATGCGCCGGAATGCATATAGGCGTTGATGGTCGCCCGAATCTGGTCCTCACCGTTGAGAATGTTAGTGTGACCCGGAACCGCGTAACTCATGAACGTGGACGGAATGAACTGCAACAGACCCATGGCAGGATCACCATTAGCCATGTTCTTATCCCAGACGGTCTGCTTAATGCCGGCATTACCGCCAGATTCACGCGCAATTTCGCGCACAAACGCAGCGGCTTCGGCATCGATGCCCATGGGCGGATTGGCGCCCATTTCCTGCATCAATCGTTTAACCGTTGGCAGCCATGCTGCGGCTGCCTTGGGCTGACCAGCGACCGACTGGGCCTCTAGATCACCCTTCTGATGCTCGAACAGCTTTTTGATTGGGTCCACAATGGAATCCAGTAATTTGTGACCAAGAGCGGGGGCAAATGCTTGGGCAAACTCGGCTTTAGGCAAAAGGCCAGAAACAGCTTTGTCCCAAACCTTTTCCAGGTTTTGCAAAGGATGCTTTAGAAAGTCTGTGATACCCTCAACCTTGTCCTTTGCCCAGCCAGCGAACGCACTCATCTTTCCGCTGACCCAATTGGCCGCGCCACCAACGGCGTTACCAACCGCGCCGGCAGCCTTACCGAGCCAGTCACCGACACCACCAGCATAGCGAGGCATCTGACCGCTTTGAATCGCTGGTTCAGAGACCTTCGCCGGTACAACCGTGGCCCCTGGTTTCAGATCAGGCACAACCACATTACGCTGGTCAAAATACTGCCAACCCTCGCCGGGATTCCGGAATAGCTCCCGGTATTGGGGGCCAGGTTGATCGTTGATCAGCGCCGGTCCGCCTTCATGCTGCCGCGTCCCGTTGGCAAGCTTCTTAATTTCATGCAGCGTATTTTTGCCGCCGCCAAATAGGTTAATAACCCAATTGACGCCGCTTATTCCGCCGTTGATGAAACCAATGACGCCGTTCATGATGTCTTTGGCAAAATCAACGATCTTCCCAAAGGTATGCTTGAACATATCGCCAACGCCGCCCCAGAAGCTGTTCCAACCCTTCATAAAGCCAGAGCTGAATTGATCCCACCAGCTGTTCATGCCGCTGGTGAACTTATCATAACCGGAGTGGAAACCCGACCATTTATCCTTCATCCAGTCGCCGACGTTGCCCCAGAAACCGTTCCAGCCCTTGCCGAACGCAGTGGAATACTTATCCCACCAGGAATTCATACCGGAGGCGAATTTGTCGTAGCCGGAGTGGAAACCACTCCATTTATCCTTGAACTGATCACCAACGTCACCCCAATAGGAGTTCCAACCTTTACCAAATGAAGTGGACGTCTTGTCCCACCATTTGCCGAAGTCTTTGCCCCACTTGGTCGTGGTCTTGTTGGTGTCGCCCCAGAACTTGTCCCAGTCTTTGCCAAATTTCGACTTGCCAATGGCCGTCGACATATCCTGGAACTGCTTCTTGATCGCGTCGCCCAGGCCCATCTTCTTGACGTCCTTCATGAAACCGGAGGACCACTTGGAGATTGCCTTGCCGACTTTCGTGTCTTTGGTGAACCAGTTGCCGAAGTCGGTGAACGGTTTGATCATTGCCTTACCGATCGGGGCAAGGTATTTCTTATTGACGTCCTGAATGCCGCCCCACAAAGCCTCCATGGGCTTCTTGAGCAGCTTGCCAATGCCGACTACCGTTGCTACTAGTAAAACGAACGGCGCAAGCAGAATTCCTTTTAGAATACTGGCGCCGCCCTTGAGTACGTTCTTCCCAACGTCGACGATTTTTTTCCAAGCGCCTTTCACATTCTTAGCGAACGTGTCGAAACCGCCCTTGACGTTCTTCCAGATGTCATCGACCCATTTTTTGAAACCTTTGTTGTTGTCGTAGAGTAATTTGACCGCGCCGGCAACCGGGTTGACCAATAATAGGCCAATACCCTTCCAGTTCTTGCCGAGCCAGCTGGTCACCCCGTCAAACGCTTTGACCATAGTGTCAGAAACATGCTTGGCCTCGTAACCCATGCGGTTGAAACCAATTCCTTCTGGCGGCTTCATGCCTTTGGCAGCCCGATTCCAGCCGTCAACAGCCTGCTTGGCACCTTTGCCAGTCCAACCGCCAATTACTTTGCCGACTTCAGCACCAAGTGCAGCGCCTAAAGGGCCGCCGAACCATAGACCAATGCCGCCACCAATTGCGGTGCCAGCACTCTTGCCATAGTCCTCAAATTTCTTCGTTGGATTTTTCTCTTTAATGGCACTATACAGATCCAAACCGGAACTAGCAGCCACGCCGATACCAGCGGCACCAGTTGCCACCTTGCCCAGCGTGGATAGACCACCGAAACCGCCAGCAGAACGCATCGTTTGAAGCGAGCCGCCTAAATTCATAGCGCCGCCCATGCCGGCTGCTCCGCCTTTGCCCATGCCGATCCCAGTCATGTTCTGCATCGTCTTGTAGATGCCCTGAACAGTGGTCAGCGTGGTTTGCAGGTTTTTCAACCCGGTGAATTTGAGCACCTTATCCAGAATTCCGGACATGCCTTTGAAGCCAGCCACAGAATCGACCAGCTTACCGACCAACCCAACGCCGGTAGATAATGCCCCGGTCGCAATTTTGAAGGCAAACATGCCGACTAAAATCTTGCCGACTGTTTCCAACGCCTCTTTGTGTTGCAACAGCCAGTCCAGCATGCCCTTGATCGTGGCGAGTGCGCCCTTGCTACCACTGGCCTTTGAGCCGGCGATACCGAACGCGTCACCGATTGATTTGAGTATCCCAGAGAATGCTTCCCATGCGCCCTTGACGACGATGCCGAAGATCTCACCCAGATCACTGGTGATGGGCTTCATTTTTTGATACCAATCATTGAACCCCCGTGAGAGTCCTTGAATGGTCTTGGTGACGCTACTGAAGTCCATTTTCTTCTTGGCATCATCGGCACTGCTGCCGGTTTCGGTAAAGCCTTTGGAAATGCCTTGAATCGTCCGCAGAATACCGGACACTGCGTTGCCAGCCAACACACCGAGGAAACCGCCGACAGCCTTCATCACCGGGGCAATTGCCTGGCGGAAATCGTCAAACGCTGCCTTGATCTTGCCGACGTTATCCGCCGCCTTGGACTTGCTGAGCGGCGTCTCCACATTGGCTGCAAAAGACATAGCAAAAGTTTTCAACACGTTCCACGCCATGCCGAACACGGTCTCAATGGTCTGACCGATCACGACAATCAATGGCACGATGAAGTCTTTGAGCGATGCTAGGCTTTTGAGCTGGTCTGCAATCTCCTTACCCATCGTGATCGCTTTAGAAGCGAGAGAAGTGAAATCAATTGAGCTTAACTTGTCAGACAGGCCGCTGATTGCACCAATCCCAACGCTCGACATCATCTTCCAGGCCGGAGTCAACTGCTGAACCAAGCTTTCGCGCAACCCGTCCATAGCGTCGCCCATGGTCTTGTACTGAGTTGCCATGGCGTTGAAGTTGGCGTTCGTACCGGTCTTCTTTATCGCGTCGAAGAAGTCTTGTGTCGCAACCTTCCCGGCCTGAACGTTCTTAACCAAATCACCAGTGGACATGCCCATCGTCTTCGCGACGGCGGCCATCCCAGCCGGTGACTGTTGCAGAATCAGCATAAAGTCTTGCCATTGCACTTTTGGCTTGGCAGCCATTTGCGTGGCTTGCTGACTCAACGTCTTCATGGCCTGAATCGGATCGTTGGATGCAGCGGCTAAACCGCCGAAACCTTCGACCAGTTGTGTCGTGCCCTTTGTCCCAACGGCAGCCAGCTGTGAATAAGTCGCCGCCATATCGTTGGCAGAATAGATGGTCTTCGCGGCATAATCTTGCAGTTGCTTTTCAGTTCCCGCAATTTCTTCCTTGCTCTGACCAATGTTGTGCATGTTCTGTTCAAACGTGGACCACGTGGCAACCGATGAACTCAGATCGCTGGTCATCCCAGCTAATGAGTTGCGAATAGCATTGACGCCAGCAACAGCCGCTTGACCAACAAAAGAACCGGCCACAATATCACGAAAACGTGTCGAAGACTTTTCAGCCGACTCCACGTTTTCCTTGTATTTTTGCAGAACTGGAGAGGCCTTGTCATCCGCACTTAATGGCGTCTTGACTGGCTTCCCTGCCTTCTCAGCTTCTGACCGGTATTGCTTGATTTTCTCGGTGTCGGTTTTAGCCGTGAAATCAGTGGCATGTTGTTTAGGCACGTCCTTGATCGCTTTGGCTGCACCTGCAGCGTCGGCTTTGACCTGAGAAATGGAATCTTTCGAAGCCTTCGCGGCGTTGGTTGCTGCCGTAGCTTGCTCTTTATAAGCACTAGACGCTCCAGACATGGACTGCTGAGCAGCTTGCTTATATTGTTCAGCGGCCTGTTTTGTAGAATCTATTTCCCGCTTTAACTGAGCCAGTGGGGAGGAAACTGAATCTTTGAAGACCCATTCGACCGTCTGGCGGAGAACTACGTCGTTCAAATCAGCTCCCTCCTTGCTTCTTGCCTAGTTGAGCTAACAAACCGCCAAGCTTGGTGATTTTCTGACTCTTAATTTCACGCTGCTGCGATGCTGTTTCAGAGAACTGCTCATTGATCTGGCGAATGTTGGCGTCCAGTTTCGCGCTGTTCTGCGAGACAACATCTTTATAGTTGGTGCCATCTGCCAGCATAACCGGCGTCATGTACATGCTGGCATCCAGTGCCAGCCTGGCCCGATCCACCTGCGCTAAAAAAGCCCCTTTCAGGGCCGCGCGATAGGTCTTGGGCGTGTATTCTTCCAACACGCGGGGGTCATTAATGCTCAGATACCTTTGAGCTTCAGTGATCAGGCGTTTCCAGTCGGTGTCTGTGCTGTCGATTGCGGAGAGGCTGGAACGGTGGGCACTGTCTGAGCCGGTTGCGGTTGCGGATTCAGAATCTTGGCCAGATGGTCGATCTGATTGTCTGCGTCCTGCACGGCCCGTTCCAAGCCCAGACGTTGTGTTGCTTGGGTCGCCGTAGAATCGTCGGGCATACTCTCTAATTGCTTGTTGAGTACGTCGCGTAAAGTCTTGTTTGTACTGTTGAATTTCTGCATCTTGACCCGTAAAAAACCGTGACGCTGCATTTCCTCCAGAATGGAATCAGCTTCCTTGGTCGCTGATTCTTCAGAGTCAAACACACCGGCCGCATCCAAGGCTTCAGCAATCAGCTCTTCAGACGGCCGCGAAGAACCGCCGGGAATGGCCGCGTGATAGGCGTGAACAATTGTGTCAACGTCACCTTGAAGCAGACCATTGACGACGTTGTCAAAGCCGGTTGTGTTGTCAGTCGCCAACTCCTTGTTGGCAACGTTCGAGAAATGATAATTGACTTGGGGCGCGTAGCTGCGCCCATTGATGGTAAGTGTCCGCATGATTTATCTCCTTCTATTGACCAGCAACGTCGGCGCCAGTTGCGTTAGCAGTTGCCGTGACCGTCTTCGGATCAGCTACTTTGCCGGTACCGGTGTCAGTCCCTGGTTCATCAGTGGCAGGCGTTACGCCGGAGTCTGGAAAGTCCTCCGCCCCGATGTCCTGGCCGTGCTTGAAACCGTAGAACTGGTTGGCAATGTCGAATTGACCGTCTTCGAAATCAGACTCATTCAGAGTTGCCGGCGTAACACCGTCGGCCAGAGTATCCACAGCTTGGCCATTGACTTCGAACGTAATGTTCGATGTTTCGATACCGCCCAGTGCTTCGGTAACTGGCAGGTTGGGAATGTAGCACTCGGAATACTCAGCCTGCACAGTCCGATTAGGCTTGGTACCAGTTACGGTGTTGAAATCAACCCGCCATAAACCAATCAGTTCGCCGCCCTGCCAAGCCTGCTTGAATTCTCGGAAATCTTCTTGGCCCTTGGCAAAGATGACGTCCACGACCCGCTGCTGGTTGATCGAGCCCACGCCTTTCAGCGTTACGGTCTTGGTTTGGGTAGACGAAAGGTTCCGGGTGTTGGTGCCAGAGGTGGCGCCCATCAGTCCCAGAATGCGAATCTTCTTAGTCCGCGGGTACTTCTGAATTCGTTTCCAGAAGTAGAGAATCTTGTCGGCGTCGCGGCCGACTGTGGACGGCAGGATCTGTTTGTCGCCATTAACGACATTTGTGATGTTATCTGCCATTTAATTTCATCCTTTCTCTGTATTCAAAAAGCGCCCCAACAGGGCGCTTTGAATGACTTTGTAATCGATGATCAGATTGACCCGCTGAAGTTCCTCGGCCATTGAGTGATCAATCATGCTGCGGCCGGAGAAGCTCACCGTTCGAATCGGGTACTCTGCGATGCTCAGATGGCGAAGCGAACTCAGCGCTTTGTTCGCCAAGTCTTGAACTTCCATGTACTCATCCTTGCGGGCATAGATGTCGCAATACAGCGTGAGCTGAATCTGATCAGCGTTTTTGTATTCGGGCTTGTCGTAGAGATTAGGTATAGACAAGTCAATTTGCGGGTATGTTGTGCTTTCTTCGGCACCGGGGTCAATGATCAATACATCCAACCATTGCAACGCCTGAAACGCACCCCGCATCAATGCTTCCTGTGGGCTCATTGGCGAGCCTCCTTCATTGCTTCATTCAGTGCCTGACGGCTGCGGCCGTTCAGGTTCTTGCTGACTTCTTCGCCAGCCGGCTTCATAAACGGATCGGCTGGATAGTTACGATCCTTAAGACCGAACTCCACCGCTTGGCCGTAATTGTATCCGTCTTTTGATTGAGCTTCCGGGTATGTCTGAGTCGTCAAACCGTCATCAGACTCGTGGTGATTGATGTTGCGCATCAAATTGCCGGTTGGAATGTAGCCGGATTTCGAATGTCCAACTTGATCGCGTTCAATCTCACGCGCTTTCTGTTGCGTATCCGTGCCCAGCTTCTCGATGAAAGCTTTGGCGTGCGTGTCCATGGCGTACTGTGTGCGCTGCATGAGCTGCACGCCTGCCTTGCTGCCAACCGAGCGAAAAGCGTTGCTCATGCTGGTAATGGCGGCCGAATACGACGGGTTAAGGCCGAACTCAACTGTCGGAATGTGATCGTTATCCCACATTAACAGTACCATCCTTTGAAATCACGACGTAGAAATCGGTCCTGCCACGATGCACGCGCCGCATGGTAATTGGATACCGATTATTCTTGGGCTTGCTCGTGTCATAGTCCGAAAAGCCTAGGTACTTAGCATCCCATTCTCCAAGCAGCCGCACGACCTTGGCTGAGTTGTAAATCTTGCCAAAGATTGCAAATTGCTTGCTGGCGCCCATGTCATTGACATAGGCATCCGGGTACAGCTTAAACTCTGATACCTTGGTGTGGTCCAGCAGGTCATTAGAATGTGCCTCGTGCTCAGTGATCAGGTAAACGGGTTGTCGTATCATGACCAGCTCATCACCGATCCTTGCTGCTTGTCGCCTGTCAGGTTGCGCTGATATTTGTCCAGCAGCGCGATAAACGGTGAGAGATCATTGGCCGACCAGGTAAAGGACAAGCCTTCCTCTGAGACGCTCTGAGCGCCTTCGTATCCTGACTTGATATATTTGCCTTGTGCCAGTTCCGTGAGCACGCCAGTGAGCTCAGGTGGCACAGAATCGCCACTGTAACCGATATATAAATTAATAGCCTTGATTGCCAAGTTGATGTATATCAAAAGCTTGGCGTCAACACTATCATCGTTTTGTGTTTGATTGTTGATGATTTTAATATCGTGCAGTATTTGCTGTGCCTGCGTTGGCTTCTCGTCGGCCATGATCCTCACCCCCTATCAGCTGGCGCTGACGTTTGCCCCTGCGCCGTTAGCTGTCGCGGCTGCATTAGCCGGTTGAGCAGGCTTAGCAGCAACCGGAGTAGCCTTAGCTTCCCCAGAAGGCAAGCCTTCGCCTACTGCGTTGACGGCAACAGCGGTCAGCGTGTATTCAGTGCCGTTGGTCAAACCATTCAGTGTGCCGTTGAGCTTGGCAGGGTCAACATCAACCGATGTTACATTGCCACCAGCAGGAGCGTAGGACAATACATACTTGGTGATTGCACTGCCGCCGTCGTCTGTTGATGCCGTGATAGCATAGTCAATCTTGCCGTCACCGGCGGTTGCGGTCAGGGTCGGTGCATTGGGTGCAACTGACGCAACGGTGAAGCCAGGAACTGGCGCCTTGTCTGATTCTGCCTGGCTGGTTACATCTTGGAATGTCGCCAAATAGTCACCGTCAGCGACCTTCTGACCGTGCTTGAGGCCAGTGATAGCCGCTTGCTTGGTGCCCTTGTCACCCTTGACGACGAGCTTGCTGTCCTTGTCGTAAATATTGAGTGTCTCATTGGAGCGATCTGCTGTATCTGCCATTTGAATAACCTCCTTTAGATTTAGTCCGCCGAAATGTCAGCACCATCACCATTGGCGGCTGATTTGATGTTGGCTGGTGCGCTTATTTTTTTGCCGGGGTAGTCGTACCAGCGTCGCCACCAGCAGGGGCTGAGGTACCGCCAGAAACGTCCATGATGTAGACGCTGTTGGCTTGTTCGAAGGACGGCAGAACCAGCTGAGAAACGATGGTCTCAATCGTTACCGGGTCAGCCTTAGTGACAGTCGTGATCGCGACGCCTGTATCCACAATGGCGACGTTAGCCGCGTTGCTTGCCATCAGATCCGCTTCTGCCGGAGTCGTGCCGAAGTACGTATTGCCGACACTCACTGACGGCAGGAACACAACCAGATTGTCGGGAATGAACTTAACCAGCTTGCCGTTAGCGTCCTGGTAGCCCTTGTCATAGATCCCGATGGTCAACCCGAACTGATCAGCCAGATACGCATCCAGCACAGTCCGCGGAATCTGTACGGCGCCCATGTTGGCGTTGTTTGCCAGCAGCGTAGCTTTGATGGTGTTGTTCCGCAGCAACGTGTTATAGGTCTTCCGGTTCATCACCGCCCGTGTAATGGTCACACCCGTGTCGTTGCCGATCGTGGTGATGGCATTGTCAATGTCGTCAGACGGAATAGACTTGTCATCAGCCCATGCAGCCTTTGCGGGTGCGATGTGGTCTTTCGGCAGGTAGTAGTCCACGGTGTAGGCTTGGTCGTTGCCGACGATGCTGGCTTTCCCAGTGGTCAGGGCTTGCATCCGCACGAGTTCGCGGGCCAATGCGGCACCACGAAGCAGAGCGGTTTGGTCATCCATAATCCGGCCCAGAATCACTTGCGCGTATGCCGGTTGGGCATTCTGCACTTGCAGTAACTGCTGCCGCAGCTCTTCATCGATATAGCCGGATTCCTTGTAGTAGATCATCTTTTCAGAGACCTCAGTGAAGCCACGCCGTGCGCGCGGAATGGCTTCCACGTCGAATGCAGACGGCCGCAATGCGATTGGTGCACCAGAAGCACCCTTCAGCCATTTCAAATCAGTGCCGATCGAACGGGCCGCCGGAAACAGTGCATCGCCCAGGTAGGGCTGTTCTGTCTGCGGTAGGTTTTGCCAATAGGTGGCAATGACCGGCGCTTGAATTGAGTCAAAAATAGAATTTGCCATTTGTATCTACACCTCTCTTAATTGTTCCGACGGAAGAACGTTACCTTGCCGTTAAGTGCGGTCTTCACCGCGTCCGGAATGGTCACACCGTCCGCCAGACGATTTTCGTTGACGAAGCCAAAGATCAGCAGCGAGCCATTGCCTTGACCGCTGGTCACGTCCACATCGTGTTGCAAAACACCCTTAGCGGTGGCATCACTCACCACCGAGAGCACGGTTTGCTCATTTTCATAGAATGTATCTGGGCCGCCAACGGGTGTGCCGGCAGGAATGATTTTCTTGCCGGTCTGCGGGTCTGCGGTCACACCTGCGTCATTAACCAGAATGGATAACGCAGCATGCGGCATTACGAAGCCCAAAATCTGGTTGCTGGATGCATATGTCTTTACAGCCATTTGTTTCTACCTCCTATTTGGCCGGATTTAAAATTGAAGTGCAACGGCCGTTGAGCTAGACCAATCCACTTGGACCG